CCTCTAATGATTGCCTAACCGCATTATTTTTAATCACATCGGCACCATTAACTACCATATCCACAATACCTAAATTTGTTAATGTATTTGGACCTAAATTAGTATCCGCACCACCCCCAACTCTATATCTAATAAACATGGTACTATTAGATGGTGGGATTTCACCTAACGCCGTATTATTAATAAAATCACCAATCTTATCAACTAAAAATTTACAATTCTTATCAAATTCACTAGTAAAACTAATGTCATTATATCCAGAACCAAATGTCAATTTACAAAAACCTTGGTTAGTATATTCTTTAATGAATTTTTTTGTAACATTCTCCCAAACACCTTTTTTGATGTTGGTTACTAAATTACTACTATTGGTATCCTCAACAAATATTTTATTTTCGGCAAGAGAATCTACCTCATACCAAGCGTTATTTGGATCAATAAATTGAGATAGTGTAGGTATTGTCGTATAATTTGTACCAGGTAATATTATTAAATTTTCCACCGATAATACATTATCTTCTGGTAAAATTATCTCTAAAAATGGGACTGAATCTGATTGATTTAATACTCTAGAAAAAACTTTGGTAAATCCATTATAAACAATTTCTTGTTTAACAAGGGTGTAATTAGCGATAACTCCATTAGAATTTCTATTGGGTACAATTGTTCTATTAGAAATACCCATTGAATTATATTGTGAAGAAAAATCAATATCAGTTAGTACCTCAAATATTTTACCGGCACCAGTCGCCTGGGACCCTCTTTTTATTATTGGACAATAATCTACATCAAATGTGTCACCATTTACTGGTACAACCACCGACCAATTAACGACACTGATACTTGGTCTAGTATTAGGCACATTAACACCCATTGTTCTCGCCAATGATAATAACGAATTTCTCTCATAGGCATAATCCACTTGAGTTTCTTGAAACATTCTATCAGTATGATATGATAAAATATCCGCAGTAGCGGCATTTAGTTCCAATAACATGGTACCAACAGAAGCGTCATTAAAATCACTGAAAATATCAGGATAGTATTGTTTAACGTAATTTAATAATTCTAATCTAATGTCGGCAAAATTTCTAGCCGAATAATTTGTTTGATACGCCATTTTATATATTTATTTCTATAAAGTCACTACTATTTAGAATTCCATCACTCATAGTGAAATTAACCCTAACAGTAACACCTTTTTGATCATCTTCAGAGTAAAAATTTAACCCCGTTATTGTTAAACCTGGTAAATATTTAGAAACAGTTACTTTAATTTCATTTTCAATATCACTTAAATTCTTTTCATCACTAGGATCGAATAGATATTTCCTTAAATTAGTACCAAAATCTGGTAAGTAAAATCTTTCACCCTTTTCCGTTAATAATAAATGTTGTAAATCAGATTTTATCGCATCAAGTGTTGTTGTGGTTAAATCCAGAAAAAAACCTTCATTACTGGGTTTAAATGGGTATCTTATATTAATAAACTGTTTTGCCATTGTTTATAAATATAGGGATGGAAATTTTTTTGTATATTAAAATCAGATAAAATTCATAGAAATGGAAAAACCAGAGAGAAATCTCTGGTTTTAAAATTATCCCGACAATAATCACGACATTATGTCGTGATTATGATGAACAACCAAAACATTCAAAAGGACTATTTTCTGGTTTTTTGGTAATAGCCACTTGATTAGTTGCTAATTTTTTATTGGCTTCTAATTTAGATTTAGTTCTGGTATAATAAACCCCTGTTTTTAAGCCCCCTCTCCATGCGTACATTAAGGCACTCGCAATTTTACCATACTTAGCGTCTGAATGGTAGACATTTAGTGATTGTGATTGGTCAACAAATTCATTTCTAATTATTGATAAATCCAATAAAACTTTTTGAGGTATCTCCCAAACATCTTTATATCTATATCTAATATCTTCAGGTATTTCTATAATGTTTTGAATACTACCTTTATTCGTTATAACTTTATCAATCATTTCTCTATCCCAAATACCTAATTCTAATAATTCATTTACTAAATATTTATTAACAATTAAAAATTCTCCTTGACCAACTCGTCTAGTAAATAAATTAGATGTCACAGGTTCAAATGATTCAAATACCCCTAATAAAATTGATGATGAAGCTGTTGGCATTAATCCTAATAGCAGACTATTTAGCATGGGTATTGGTTGACCTTCTGGTAGTGGAGACCACCCTTCAATATAAGTTTGACCTTTAGAATAAGGACTTCCATCCCATGAAGGGTATGTTCTACCTTGTTCTATAGATAATTTCATAGATTCTTCTACCGCAGATTTATACATTATTTCAAATATATCTTTATTCCATTTTTTAGCCTCTTCCGATTCAAAAGAAATTTTTTTCTTGGCGAAAAAATCTGCCATACCAGCAACCCCAATAGCTAAAGCTCGTTGATCTTCACCCGCACGTTTACTCCATTCATCAGACCATTTATTCTTATCAATAACTTTATTCAATGCCTTAACCAAAACTTTAGTTGTTTTGGCTATTGTTTCAAGACTACTATGTTCAGATAAATTAATAGATGCCAAAGTACACTGCGGTGTATATTGAGGTTTAGATGCTTGAAAAATTTCAATACAATTATGTACTAAAATATTATTCGCAAAAAAGTTATGATTATCTTTAATTGTTAAATCATACACTGGAAGTTTCGTTTTAATTTTGTTTATTTTTATTCCCATATTTATTTTATTATATCATTAATATTAGTTAAAAATTTAGTTAAATAAATGAATTTAAAACTTTTTTCGTCACAAAATTTTTTAGCCGATTTAATTTTCAATTCTTCGTTTAATTTACCTTTATCACCCCTTATGAAACCTTTTATTTCTAGCAAAATTTTATCCCCATTATAATCAATTAAAAAATCTGGTAAATAAAACGTACCATCTTCTTTTTCAATATAGAATGGCTCATACTCATATGATATTTGGTTTTCCTCTAAAAATTCTATACTTTTTAATTCCCACGAACTTCTATATTTAATAATAGTTTTATTTTTACAAAAATTAACTTTTTTAAAACCTCTTTTAAAAAATTTAGTCTTACCCATATTCTCATTTTTTTCCATAGAAATGTGTGAAATTATTGACATCATTTCATGGTAAATTGTAGTAATATTATCATCATTTATTTCAGTATTTACGTATTTTTTTTTAAAATTAATAAACATTTCATAATCAAGATATTTAGTTGTTTTTAAAAAATTATATACCTTTTTAATTTTATATTTATCACTTTTTCTAAGGTCGGAAATAAATTTAGTATAAATTTTTTTAATCTCTTCTTCATTTTTATCATCCAAGTTATAACCTTTATTAATTAAAAATTTAATTTTGAAATTAATACTAGAATTTTGTATTTTTTTCTTTTCCCTAAATGAATCACCTCTATCAATACCTTTCATTTTAATCTTCATAATTTCAGAATGCTTAGGTCTTTTTTTACCCCTAAAACCATTACCCCTCATATAATTACTTAAAGATTCGTCCCAACCAAATGAAGAATGTTTCCAAATCCTGAATAAATTTTCATATGAATATTTTTTTTTAAATTTATCAAATGTAAATATATCTCTAAGATATAAAAACTTTAAAGCCCTATATTTTTCATATTTTTCTTTAGTTGTTTTAAAAATGTATTCGACTAATTCAGCGTCAAAAAGTGATAGAAATTTATCATTATCAATTATTTCATTAATTTTTGTTTGTTTAGTTAATTTTTTCATAATAGTTTGTTTTAAGATAAATATCTACATTTATCAAAAAAACAAACTTATGTGTTGCTTATGAAAAAATTTTTAATTTGTCTTCCGAATCCAAATCTTTTGCCATAACATACCCTCTATTAGTTGTAAATATTTTATGCTCTGGGGTACAAATTAATCTTTTATTTGATGTTTCATCTATAATTTCTAGAACTTCAGCCTTAGCATTAGTCATAGCCGCCGCCAACAATTCTTTATATTCAAAAATATCTGAATCTATATTGTAAGATTTAACTAGAATATTTTTATCTTCATTAAATAATTCGACCAATGTTTTAATGTCAACTCTATGTTCTTCATTATTATAAATAATGTTGATTATGGAATCTTCAGACACACAAAGATTTGATTGTTTAATGATGCCAATATTACTTTGCATATTTTTTTTATTAGCATTATCTTTAAACATAACGTAGGGTTTACCACTTTCAACTTGAGATTTTATTATAGAGTCAAATATACTCTTAGGATCAATTTTTTTACCTAAACCTAATTCAATCGCCTTATTATATTCTGCAACAAAATCATCACCATATAACTCATGCAATGGTATTAAACCAGCCTTTTTAATTTCATTAGGGCAAAACGTATACCAATCTTCATTATTTTGTAATTTTTCCATAAATAAATCATTTATGATAACAGATGTAAATAAATCTCTAGTTCTAAGTTGTTCATCCCCTATAGGTAATGTTAACTCTAAAAAATCTAAAATATCTCTATGCCAAACCGATAAATATAAGGCACAACTTCCAGATCTGGTACCTTGTTTATAAAATCTCATTTTAGATTGAACCATATCAGCCAATCTAACTACCCCACCAGCATTTCCCTTGAACGATTCAACTATACTATCTTTACTTCTTAGATTATCAATTAACAATCCTATTCCAGAACCTTCTTTAGATGCGGCAGATATTTTAGTTAACGTTTCTTCAATACCCTCAAATGAATCTTCTTCTAAATGTGTTAAATTACATGAAATCATACCATTTCTAGACGAAACACCTGCATTAGTATAAGTTGGTGTTGCAAAATTAGCTCGTTTAGATTTTAATTCATTTAACAATTCTAATCTATCATCTTCATTATTGTCATGTAAATATTTACTAACCCTATTATACATACATGAAGGCAATTCGATTGGCATTTTATTTTCATCCTTCATCGAATATTTAGTTAAAAAAGTTGTAGCTGCAAAAAAATCGTATAGTAAATCTACTGGTTCTAATTCTTTACCAATTAATTTTGATTGTCTGGATAATAAAATTCTACCACCAAGTAATGAATAATCTGGATGATAAATTACTTTGTCAGCAGCCTTAAAGGCGATAATTTCATCAATTTCGGTCGTACTTATATTATCATATATCAAAGGTATCACTTCCTTAAATAACATATCATAATCAATTTTAAGACCTTTAGATTGAGTCTTTATTCTAGCTAATATTTTATTTGGTGTAAATTGTTGTGTTGATTTATCTCTTTTTATAATTTTCATAACTAAATATTTTTTAATATTAAAATTCTTCACTAAAAATACCTTCCATTGTTGTTGGTATTTCAACTCTAGTATATTCACCTTCTCTTTTTTCAAAAAAATTATTTTTAGATGATAATCCTATTCTGGACATATAATCAAGTGGATTCCTAACATTGAACTCTAAATCACAACCAAAATCATTTAAAACAACATCTGTAACATATTGCACATATGTAATCATATCTTTTTTGGTTAATCCTTGTAATCCGTCAGGCATACTTTCTTCTATAAAAATTTTTTCAACTTCATAGCAACCTAGCACAATTTTTTTAATTTCTTCTCTTGATAGTTTATATTCTTCTTTCAAATAATTTTTATATAATTTTAATGCGAATTCATAATGAAAAGTTTCATCGCGAAGAATTAATTCATTCATAGCCGCCAATCCAGGCATTTTATTTCTACTTCTAAACCAAAAAACTCCAGAAAATACACTAGCAAATGAAATACCTTCTACACATGCAAAGGCTATTAGTCTATGCGGAAAGGATGGGTGTTGAATCCAATTTTCAGCCCAAGACGCTTTTTTAGCGACTGCTGGATTGGATTCCATTGAATTGAATAAAGATTCTCTTTCAATTAAATCTTTAATATATGTTTCAATTAATAAAGAATAACCATTTGCGTGTACTTGCTCAATAAATGTTTGATGTCCATAGAAATATTGTGCCTCAAGTATTTCAACTTCTCTTTGAAAATTATTAGCTAAATTTTCAATAACTAACCCATCAGAAATCGCAAAAAATGCTAATATATTTTTTAAATAAGTTTTTTCTTCATCTTTCAATTCATCAAATCTATCTTTAGATAGATCAGGTTCTTCAGCAACCCAAGTTTGTGCTTCAGCTTTTTTATAATCTTCCCATAAATCATTGTGTATGACAGGGAAAATCGAATATCTTTTGTTTAAAGTTTTATCTTTTAAATACATATTGTTAATTGTTTTTGTTTAAAAATTCTTGTCTCATCTTCAATGCCTCTTGTATTCTATTAGATTTCTTTTTATCTTGATTTTTACCGAAATCCAAGAAAGATACATCACTAGTACTTGAAGTATCAATAGTAAGTGTACCATTATCAAATACGATATCTTCAAAAATTACACCATCTTTACCAAATCTTGATTTTAATATAGCCATTGTCGCTCTACCCTCCTCTTTCTGATCTAATGTCTTGGCAATAGACACGATAAAGTGACCAATTTGACCTTTTTTAATTGATCCACCAATCATATTGGCTTCAACAACTTGGGCACCAATTGAACCTCTATTACCTTGAATCGCAGTCCATCCAACAATATTTAGTTCAGATATCATTGTTTCAAATTCTCTCATTACATTTCCCTCACCAACATTAACATCATCTACTCTTTTTGATGGTTGAACACAATCAATATAATCTAACAACACCATATCAGGTCTAATTCCCTCAGATGTTAACTTTCTTAAATATTGTTTGATAACAGGGATAGTAGTACCATCACTAGGGAATTTCTTCAAAATTAGTTTACCAGTAGAGTTTTCTCTGATTCTTTCAATTTCATCTTTAACTCTATCTTTTTCTTCAACTAATTTATTTAATTCTACTCCAGTCCAACAAGTGATATGTTTTCTCTGTATAACTTTTGGATTATCCTCGAAGAATATCTGAACGACATTATGTCCTAAATTATAGGCAGTGTTTGCCAATTTGGTAATCATAGTAGATTTACCCACACCAAACGCGGCCAATATAACACCCAATTCACCTTTGGAAAGACCACCATCCATTAAGTTATCTAAACCATCTATCCCAGTAGGAATTGGATTCCTAAAGTCATCAGATAAAACATCTTCAATTGCGGTAAATACATCAACACCATTATCTTTACTATCACCAACATTTAAGGCTTCTTTAAGAATTTCCTCACATTCTTGGTATCTATCAAAATCTCCAGTATCTAATATTTTCTGAATCTTTTTATTCGCTTTCTTTAATTCTTGTTGTTTACAGAATTTTAAACTAGTTTCTTGGATATATAAACTATCCTTTTGTGATATTTCTTTGATTTCATTTAGAACATCTAATGTATGTTCTCTCGTAATATCACGTTTAATATCGACAATTAATATCTGTTCTAGTGTATTAATTTCTGGTATTGATTCATATTTTTCATGATAATCTTTTATTTTACTAGAAATTAATCTAAGATACTCATTATCAAAATATGATGGATCCAAAACCTCAACAATGGATGATGAAAATTTATCATCCATCAATATTTGATTCAATAATTTTAATTGAAAAGTGTGACCTAAATACCCTAAACTATCTGTATTTTTATTTGACATGTTAAAAACTTTTATTATTAATAAATATCTTAATAAGATATTGTTGACTCCATTTCTAAATATTTCTCTCTACTTAACCCTTCTTGTATACAAGATATGATTTTTGGTATTAACTCTCTGATATCCACTGAGTAACGTACTTTTGGTGGATAAACATTACCACTAAATCTTTCTTTCGCGATACTTCTTCTATATCCTTTATCATCATATCTAATCTCTAAATCAAAGAAATCTTCATTCTCATAGATATTTCTTCTGTCAATTTCTTCTTCGGTTTGAGGTTTGTATGGATTATAATATTTCCATAAATACTCTAAACTTTTTTTCATTAAATCTTTCTTAACGATATTTGAACAATCGTTAATAACTTCTTTCATTTCTAATGAACTTAATGATTTAAGGTTAAACCCCTTAATATCAAAATATCTTTGACACACAATCTTGTTGTTAATGTAAAGAATAAATTCATACGGTAATTCTTCGATTCTTTTTTTCATACTAGTTGTTTTTAAATAGTTCTTTTTCTTTTTTTATTAATTTTAAAAATGGTCTCATATATTCGATATAACCATCAATCTTACCTGGTATCACATTAAAAAATTCATCCTCATTCATCATTCTAAACAAATTTTTATTATCTCTACCATCTGGATCTATTGGTGAATCTATTAGACCATTTATATTGTTTATAACTTTTTCAGTTAATAGTGGTTTTCTTAAATTAATTATTTTCTCATTTATCTCATAAACTTTATTCCCTTGTATCCCATCAGTAACTCCATTAAGAATATTTTCAATCGCTTTAAGTGGTTTTTTTCTTTCTGATTGTTCTTTTACAAGTATAGTAAAAATTTCTTGAAGAGTCACTTTTTTTTGAACAATTTCTGGAATTAATTTTATTAAAGTTTTCTCTTGAACACCTTTTATACCTTTAATATTATCTGATGAGTCTCCAGTAATGACTTTAACTAAAGTTGCGTTCTCATAATGATGATCAAATACCGATAAATAGTTTTCCTTTGTTATGAATTTTTTCTGAGATAAATAATAAATTCTAACATTATCATCAATCAATTGACATAAATCTTTATCTCCAGTACATATCGTAATGTTTTCATATGGTGACATCGTATTACAATAGTATGCAATACTATCATCAGCCTCAACTATATCATCCTCATATTGTCTAATAAATAATTCTTCTGCGTATTGTTTAATTCTTAATTTTTGTAACTCTCTAATTGGATCATCAGAAGGACCATCATAATGATAATTCTTATCTCTATTGGATTTATATTCTGGATAAATTTCATACCTCAATTTACCACTAAATTTTCCATCCCAAAAAATAAAAAGTTTATTTGGTTCTTGATCTAATATTATCTTTCTAAGAATTGTGAAAAATTGATAAATACCACCAATATGGTTCCCATCACTATTATATAGATTTTTTGCGCCATGATATGCGACATTTAATAAAGCGTTACCGTCAACGATTAAAGTTTCAGATTTTTTACAATCAACTTTATCTTTGTACCTTGGTGGTCTTTTCACAACATGGGATTAAATGGTTAAACAATAATTCAAATTTAATTAAAATTTAGTTATAAATCAATAGTTTTGTACAATTTTCCAAATAAATCCACAAGAAATATTTTTACCCTTTCTTAATGCGGAAAATATCCCCTTACAATTCAAAGTTTTTTGTGCGGAATTGATTGAATCCCAAGTTTTTATGTGATTACCGTCCAAATCATATTGTTCAACTTTTTTAATAACATCTTTTCTACCATTAATATTCATGTTTAATTGGAGGGGATAGTTATCATTTTCTTTGTATTTCCAGATGAAATCCTTATAACTCTTCCTATCACCAGAACAAACTCTATGGATTGAAACTTTTTTAAAACCTAAATCTTTATTAATATCAGAAATTTTATTCCATTCTTTTATGAATAGACCACTCATATCATATTGTAAAATTTTTTTAGACTGTTCAAAAAATTTAGGTGGTTCTATTTCTGAATAATTAGATTTATCGACATCATCAAAAAATTTCCAAACATAGCCATACAAAGTTTTTGATTTACCACTACAGGATGAGTTAATACCTTTATAACCTAAAATTTTTTTAATTTCAGAAGTGGTTTCCCATTCTCTAATCAATTTACCATTTAAATCGTATTGTAATATTTTTTTAGTTGGTAATCCTCTATAATTACTAGGTACTTCAATTTTATTTTTAATCTCCTCCGAATTCTTGAATTTCCACAAAAATCCAGATTGCCTTTTTTCAAAACTTAAACAAGTTTCATTATCAACCTCAAAACCAAATTCTTTTTTAATTTCCGACCTATTTTTCCACTCTTTAACAAAATCACCGTCTAATGTATATTGTAATATTTTTTTATTTTTATAAGATTTTTTAATATTTGAAACATCAATTTTTAAATCTATTGGTTCACCATCATACATTCTCCAAATATACATACCAGAAGTATTGTGTTTACCTAAAATACATTGAGAAATACCTTTAATGTTTGATGCGATTTCGGCTTCATTAATTGAATCCCATGTTCTAACAAAATTACCCAACATATCATATTGAATTATTTTTTTAGAATTTATGAATTTGGAAGATCTTGAAAAATCGGATATAGGAGTTAAATTATAACCATTTTCTTTAAAATAATTATCATTTTTTTCGACATATAAATTAGCTTTTAATATTTTATCTAAATAATATTGCTCTCGTTCGGATAGAAATTCTATGTTATCAACAAATTCTAAAATTATAATAATAAAACTATTTCTGTATTTGTCCCAAGATTTTTGTAGATATTTATTTTCATGCTTTCCATTCAACAAATATGATAAATGTCTACGATGCAACCTATCTCTTAAATTTTTAGAAACCCCAATATAACATTTATTAGTTGTATTATTAAAAATACAATAAACCCCAGATTTAGTAGGTATTTTGTATTTATCAATGGTTTTATTAAATCTAAGGATTAATTCTTTTTTTAACCCTTTAAGTTCATTTCTAATATTATTCCCCATAACTTTATACCAAAAAAAAAGTGGTCATTTCTGACCACTTTACTTTGTTTAACCTTCCTCATACATACCAGATTCATCATTTGAAACAGCTTCCCTCTCAATTGAGAAATCTCCATATTCAGTACCTAAACCTTCAATTAGATAATTTCTATGTTTATCTTTATATTCATTTAATTTGTCTGGCGACCAAAACCCATGTGGTACTGAACAAATTTTACCTTCATAGGTAATACCATTGATTTGATTCTTAAAAATTTTAACTGATGTTTGAATACCGAAAGAATATTTTTTATCTCCTTTTGCAGCCCTTAAAACCTCAGTCCCATGACCAGCTACTCCACCGAATTGAATTCCGAGGCGGGCGGAATAAAATAGTGCTTCACCACCTTTATGCTTAACACCACCACCATTCATGTTATCTATCCATATTTTTTGAACCGCCAAGAATGTATTGGTATATTTAGAATCTTCTTTCCTAGATGAAGGGATGTCGTTATTTAATAATCCTTTGAAAGCAGTTTCTAATGCACCAGCATTCCACATATTATTTTTGGTTTTGGCGATAACGGATCTGTAACAATCTATTGTTCCAACAGAATCCCATAAGAAACATAATTCATATGGTAATTCTTCTTTTTGTTGGGCATCTAATAAATCTTCCATCAATAATGCAATATCCTCAATACAAGCATTTCTACGGAAATCTTTTTGTTTATATGCACCCTCATCATGATTAAACTTACCATATTTAGCATGTAATGATTTATTGTTCATATAGATGAAAAATCCATCATAATCAATAATTTCACCATTTTCATCAGCCTTTTCCTCAAACTCAATACCAATAATTTTAGCATGATCCCAACTCCAGTTATTTTCAGTATCAATAATGATTGGTAGAATACCTAATTTTTGACAAGAAGTAACCGCTTCATAAATAGAAGTTGATTTACCAGTATTACTAAATCCTCTACTTAATGAAACATAACCTTTAGGTATCCCAGGTAATCCAGTTGCATCATGGAACGCTTGTGAAAATGGAATCCATTCTAACTCTTTATCTTTTACAGTAGTATCTAATCCAGAATCTTTTTTAAAGTTACTTAAACTAAACTCTTGTTTCTTAATCCCACTTGAGGATTTTTTTGGTCTTTTTTCTGTTGACATATTTTATACATTTTAATTATTAGAACGGTAATTCTCCTTCTTCTTCTTCACCAGAATTTTGATCAACAAATTCACTAACCTCTTCATCTTCTTCGATTTCGGCAAGAACAGGTTTTTTAGTTACAGTAGTTGTAGTTGTCGTTGGAGTAGATTTTTTAGATGTCATCATTTTAATTTCAGAATCTAAATCTCCACCAGGTTTTGAATCTAAATCATCTTTAGATACAAATTTTTTCTGTTCTTTATCCCAAACAGGTTCCATACCTTTGGCAACAATCTCCATATAATCAATAGATTTAGGGCGATAAACATCTTTATATGTTTCTTCATTACCAATCCAATTCTTCGCATTTTCAGATTTAGGATCTGTTAATAGAGAAGGATCTTCATCCATAATAGACGTTAATTTACTTCTACCTTTGGTATCTCTCTCTAATGATAAAGTTAAATCTCTACCACTTCTAGGATCGTGGATTTCTCCCCTCTTCTTAATGATAGGAATTAATTTATCCAATACACCTTCACCATTATAGTAGTGTTTAAATCTCCAGAATTTAACACCTTCTTTTTCACTACTTCTATCGATTACTTTAACTACGTAGAATAATCTTGGTGAGAATTGTTTGGCTAATTCTTTATCGGTAGAATTACCAGTCATTTTTAATGCCTCATGGGCTTCACATAAAGGACATCTTGTTCCGTCATTTTTATTGGTACAATAAATCTTAGAATATTGTTTATTCACTTGTACCTCGTGCCAATAGGCTTCAACGAATGGTGAACCACTTTTGTTAGGTAAAATCCTAACACGTTTTTCATCTGACTTTTGTCCTTCTCTTAGTTTTTCAGAGAAGTACTTTGTTAAATCTACTTCTTTTCTTTCAAACCCAGAACCACCTTGTGATGATTTGTTCTTCTCGTACTGATCCAAAATTGATTGGAGACTTGTTTTTTCTGACATGTTATTTTATTTTAAAGGTTAAACATTGGTAC